CGAAGGGGCGCCCACGCAGTGCAACATCACCCATCAATCTAAATGATTGATGTTAAATCCCAGAGGAGCTCTGATGCCTGAGTTCAATGAGTCTGCCAACCATCGACAACGGAGTATTACTCCAGTTGGTGGCAAAAGCCACGAGATCTACAAAATCACTGGAACAAACGCCTTTACGGGTTTGCCCTTTGAGAATGTGGTCTCCGATAGTGAAGCGGACTTGAAATACTCAGGGACGCAGATCACTGCGTCAGAAGGACATCAAATTGGGTCCATTGGTAAGACCCGAGATGATGTAGGTGGGCCGTTCTTCAGCCAGAAGCAGTCAATCTATGGGGTTTCCCCTGTAGATATTGCTGTTTCTCGTCCAGGCGGATTTTCCGACTGGATTAACCACTATAAGTTTAGTGGTCCGCTGTTGCCGGTTACACCTGGTCCGGATGGTGAATTGCCGTTTCCGCCTTCGCATCTTTCGTCTGATGACGAGCTAGATGCCTTAGGGGCGACGGCTGTAGCCAACACGAACCCCGAGAACGCTTTCGTTCGCCTGTCATCCACCATTGGTGAATTGTTCACGAGTGGCCTCCCGGCCCTCGTTGGACACCAAACCTGGCGCGGAAAGACGCTCAAAGCCCGCAATGCGGGTAAAGAGTATCTTAACGTCCAATTTGGTTGGGTCCCTCTTGTCAGCGATATCAGCGACTTCGCTGATGTCGTGCGGAACGCTGATGCTGTGCTAGCACAGTATGAGCGCGATGCCGGCAAGAGAGTGCGCAGACGATACGAAATCTCATCAGTGGAGAAGAGCGAAGTACCTCAATTCCATACCGGGGTATACCCATACTCTGGAACGGGGTTGAACTTCGTTTCTAATCCTGGAGTCCAGAAGTTTGAGAGAAAAATCTCTCAACGTACGTGGTTCAGCGGTGCATACACCTACTATTTGCCAACCGGTTACGATAGCCGGAATAAATTGGCAAGGTATGCACTCCTAGCCCAAAGGCTAGGGCTGGACCCGTCTCCCGAAGATCTATGGGAGCTGGCTCCTTGGAGCTGGGCCGTCGACTGGTTTTCAAACACTGGGGACGTTATTCAAAACGTTACCAGCTTCCAGATCGATGGTACTGTGTTAGCGTACGGCTATGTGATGGAACATACCATCGTCACAGACACGTACACACTAGAGGGGGTCGAAGATATAAATCACGACCCCATAGTGGTACCGAGCCTAACCCTAGTCACTGAGACGAAGGTGAGGCAGGTAGCTAACCCCTACGGGTTTGGAGTTTCTTGGGACGGTTTGTCTACGTTCCAGGCCTCCATCTTGGCGGCACTTGGCCTTACCAAGGGTCGTCGGCGATAATGCCAACGCGTTAAAACACCATAGGAGTGATGCCTGTGTCATTTGCTGATCCGCAAACCGTCACGATCGACGGAGTCACGTCGTCCCTGCCACGCGTAAGCGTTGGCAATGGGTCGTCGGACTACCGATCGGCGGACGGAAACGTCACCCTTAAGGCCTCGAGTTCCTACGGGAACCGGACCCGACGGGTGGTGCGAATCGATCACAAGAAGGTCTCGGAGAACGAGTTCCTGCCGGACCAGAACGTCATCAGGAGCATGAGCTGCTACCTGGTGTTCGATCTGCCCACGGTGGGTTACACGAACGCTGAGGCGATGGCCATTTACACCGGGTTCAAGACCCAGCTGGCCGCCTCGTCCGACGCGATCGTCACCAAGTTGCTCGGTGGCGAGTCGTAAAACCGCGTCTGGACGTACTTCGAATGATCCTCTACGTTGCTTGGATTACGATTATTTATGTGATCCTAGCAGCTGTGATTTTACTCGCAGCAGGAGTCGCGTGGGGGTCAGTTCCCAACCGAGGAATCATTGGTGATCTCTTTTCCGTAGTTACGGATAGTAGATTCATCCTTGTGTTCTCTTGGACGGTTGCTGGCCTTACGTTGATCTCTCTACGTAGATAGCAAATATACCAGGGCTTTAATCGGCCCGACGCAGGCTAAGGAAGCCAAAACCTCTATTTAAGGAGGAAGGCTGAAAAGCCTGACGTCACTCTGGAATAGAGTTGCCCATGAAATGGCAACTCGATGTCACACTAGCGCCATCCGCGATATAAAAACTGTCGCGGATCGTGTCGAACATGAGGGGTTCTCGTTTCTTACGATTGCCCTGCCTAGCTTTGGAAAAGGCCTCGAAAAGGCTCTTGACTTAGGCCAGGCTGATCCCATTCACTTCCAAGGCTTTCATACGCCTAGAGGTGAGTGTCTCCCCGTATTTCTAGGGGGTTTCACGGATCGTGTGTTCGACCGCTGTAGTGGTGTGTTG